TGAAGCTTGTGGGTCATCAAGGAACTCTTCGAGCATTGTTTCCCACTCTTCTTTCTTTCTCATAGCTATTTGTCTTTCTGCACTGATGGAAAGGGCATCTGTAAAGTATTTTACTCCCTGTGCTAGACAGTCGATTCTATCGTCGTGTTTAACTGCATGTTTTTCACGACACATACGGCTCATCTGGTAGAATAACATGTAAATGAGTCGTTCTTCGGGTGGTGAGTCTTTGTTACTGTTGTAATCCCACTCAATAACACCACGATCAACAATAAGACGGTGCTGGTTAAGGATAGGTTCAAGAGAATCAATAATCCTGTCTTCTTTCCTGACATTTGCTCGTACTTCTTCTATGTATATAGATTGATGTGTCTGTTGTAGGTGCTTCTTAAGCAGCTCTGCAACTATTCCATCGCCAAAGTTGGTCTCGACAACCAAGCTGCTGACGCCGTACTTGCCACACCCTTCCAGTACGTCGAGGAGGGTTCTGTCGCTATATCCGTCCCTGTAAGCCCGCATCTCATGTAGGTATATGAATCCGTTTCGTTGTGATAGATAAGCGACGGATGTTTCATCTGTGCCTCGACCAGAGGGATCGAGACTGGCAATTGTCTCTGTGTAGGGTTCCCATTGTCCAGAAAGCTGCATTGGAGAGTAAAAGTAATCTCCGGGTAGTCCGACAGTTGGAAGGTCTCTGATGACATTGCTAGGGTCTGAGCACCATACGCAGTTCTCGGGAGCTGTGCTAGGATTAACACTAGTGACAACCAAATCAGACATCTTAAGAGGAAATTTCTGAGAATCGGAAAGTGATGTATCAAGTTGAAACTGTAATAGGTAATTGGATCTGCCCATCGAAGCTTCACGCTCCAATAGGTCTTCGTGTGTAAATCTATCGTCTGTAGGAGTCCATTCATCTACTCCTTGGTCTATATCTTCTTGTATTTCTTGAGCTAGTAGCCCTTCGTATTTTGAAAGCTTGTCTCTTCTTGGGTATCTTGCTGGCCAAACGAACGGTTTATAGTTACGCTCTGCCAACTTACGATAAACAGTAAAAGTAGTCTGAGGAGTCCCGAGATACATAATACGGCTATCGCTTTTGGGTGTAAGGATAGACTCCGCTTCCGTGCAAAGTTGTAAAAGTTTTTCACGCATAAACTCCGTCATTGAATTTCCCGGGACCTCTATATCATCTAGAATCATTAGGTCTGCACGACTACCTGTCAGCTGTCCGGTAATACCAACTGACTTAACTGATGGTGCTTGGTGTGGTGAACAATTTACGTCGAACGAGATCCGTGACCATCTACTGTCGTCCGACTTAGGTTGGAGGTGGGTTAACCACGGTGTCTCTATAATCAGCTTCTGTAGAAAGATAGACATGTTGTCTGCCCTTTCCTTCGACGCTGATATAATCATAATCTTACGCTCTGCATCATTGAACAGAGTCCACAACACGAACGCACCTGTGATCCAAGATTTACCTACACCTCGAAAGGCTTGTATCTGTAATCGCTTTGGTCCGTGTTGTAAATAGTCTGCAATAGCGTACTGAGCTCTTGTAGGACAGGGTAGATCAAGCTGCTGCCACAGTGCTTGTAGAAACAGCTTGAAGTCGTTTTTTAAAGCGGTTAAAGTATTCATTAATCAAACAAATCTAATTGTTTTATATCAAATTTCTTTCCATATTTTCTCTTCATTTCTTTATTAGACAAGCCTCTTGCCCTATCCACTAGTATTTCTTGTTTCAATTCACTTACTTTAGGGAAAGGTATTTTCTTTGATGGGTTAAGCATCATATCTAATTTTATATCCAGTATCATATTTTTTATATCAGGTAATTGGTATTCGTTAGATAATAATTTATTAAAACCGGTATCATCAAATTTCGACATATATTCAATTAAATCGTCAAATGATACATCTATTTTTGGATTCAAGGCACTCCATTGTTTATGGGCTTCCAAGATAACTTCTTCTGAGTTATTAACTACTTTAGCCCATTCTTTAGCTTTATGTATTCTATATTCTCCGGGTTTCCAGAATTTCCCAAATTCATCAGTAAATCCTTTTGGCTTACTCATTCTAGACATTTCTTTTGGACTAAAGAAATTTGGAGTGAGATCATTATAAAGTTTATGAGCAATACCATGTGGTGTTTCTATATTGGTAGCTTTACCTAAAGTCACCATGAGATTATTTACATTACCAGTTCTTTGTATAGTACCAGTTCTAGCATTCCTACTTAGTAAAGTAGTTATTATATCCCAATATTCTTTACTATTAAACGTAACTCCGTCAAATAAATGAATACTATCATATAAGGCATTTATATGGTGAACTTGTATATCATCTATACCACTTAAACCTTTAGATTCTAAAAAGTCTCCCCATGCACGTTGAAAGCTTCCTTTATTAGCTTTTTTAAAACCACTGAAAGACCCTTTTAATCTATCGGGACTAAGATAGGCTTCAAGCATTCGCCTTTCTTTTGTGTTTCCTTTAAATTTACCTTTATTAGAATCGAAAGCTTTCATCCTAAATGTCCCGTCTGGCATACCAAACTCACGCATTTTCGCTACAACCTTTTGTTGATACGGAACAGTTTGGAATCTTGAAATAGGTAATTCTGGTTGAACAAAATCACCACCTGTACCACCTGTCATAGCAAATCCTGTATCACCTGTATCACCTGACATAGCAAATGCTGTAGTAGGTATTGGTGCTCCGTTTGCAGTCTGTAGAACTAACTGCTGTCTGCCACCATCTAACC